CCCAGTCGTAGGCGTAATCTATGATCAGCTCTTGGCTCGAATGCCGGAGATCCCAAAGGTCAATAAGAATGGATCCCTGTCGAAGGCTCAGACTTACACCAACTGGGAGACCTATTTGGCGATGATCAATTCACTGGGACTGGACGAAAATGACTACACGGAGATGAGAGCTAAGCTTTCCGGGAATGATTTCTTCAGAAGGACCTATGTGTACAAAACACCAGCAGAATTGAAGATCGTCGGGAAAAACATCACCCGGAAGGTATGGGACGCACGAAGGAAGAAAAAGCATATTTATCGAAGCGAATCACCAATGAACTGTGGGTGGTGCTCATATCGAGAATTGTGCATGGAAGAAGCCAAGGGGCGAGACGTCAGTGACATAATAGCGACTGACTTCGAACCGAAACGATCAAGAAGAAAGGAAGAGGGGAAAGATGACACAACCAACGGACAAACAGGTACTTAACATCTATAAGCCGTCCCTGGATTTGTACAAGCTGAAAATGTTGATATACGGACCACCAGGCGTGGGCAAGACTTCATTGGCGTCGACAGCTAATAATCACGAAGCAACAAGTGAGGTGCTGTTCATCAATGTCGAAGGTGGGGTACTCAGCGTGTCAGAAGCCGAGAGTATGCACCTAGCGAAGATCCCGTCAGTCGTAGATCTAAAAAACTTTGATCAACTGGACGAGATTTTTTGGTTCCTGGCTAAAGGAGATCACCCGTTCAAGACAGTCTGCGTGGACTCACTCTCCGAGCTACAGCTCGTGAACATAGAGGGGATTATGCAGGGACACATGGATCGGGGAAACATCTCCAGCACGGCTGGGAAGAAACGAAGCTCAATCGACGACGTATGGCAAGAAGATTATGGTATTAGTACCCAACAGATGAAGCGAGTGGTCCGAAGATTCAGAGATCTTCCAATGCACGTAATATTCACCTGTCACGACAGTCAGGGCAAAGACGGACTGACAACATTCCCGGCATTAACACCGAAGCTCCGGGGAGCCGTCATGGGCTATATGGATGTTGTAGGGTACATGTACACCAAATCAGCAGACGGAGACGAGGGGAAGCCTTCCGAGATCCAAAGAAAGCTACTCTGTCAACCGGTCGAACAGTGGACAGCGAAAGATAGGTCCCCAGGGGGAAAACTGGGAATCGTTATGAATGAACCAACGATCCCGAAGATGATGGAACTCATACTTAAGAAAGCAGAGGTTAAAACATGAATACAGGATTACCAGGCACAGGATCAGGAACACCAACTCCTGAAGTAGAACCAGCAGGAACACCGGTACCAGTCGAACCAGCAGGAACACCAAAAGTGGACGCACCCGTAGAAGACGAGCTTCCATCTTTTGGCGGAGAAGCAACCTATGAGGACGACTTCACTGATACAAAAGATGGATTCGCTATTGCCGATCAGGGCAAACATATGGCAATGGTCATCGATTTTGAAAAAGGCGAAAGCAAAGCCGGAAACCCACAGTATGTGTGGCAGTTCAGAATTCTTGATGGCAAATCAAGAGACATAGAGGTCCGTTACTGGACTAGTCTACTTCCACAGGCAAGATGGAAGGCTGTCCAGGCTCTGTCAGCTGTAGGCTGTGCAAAAGCTGGAAGCGTTGCAAGATTCAAGCAGTCAGACGTCGTTGGCAAGAAGTGCTATATCTCAATCGAGCACGAAATGTACGATGGCAACATGAACCATAAAGTCACTAGGGTAGATCCAATTAATCCGGGACCTGCTCTCTAATCAAACAAGACAGAGCCGGGGACAAGGATCCTCGGCTTTTTTGTCTAAAAGGGGGAAACAATGTCAGTTAAAAAAGCAGATTTAAAAGAAGGTAAGATATACAGGGATCATTGTAACATGTTCCCGGAGCTTGAATACAAAATCGGGCTTGTCCCAGCATTACTCGTACGTGACGTCAATTACCCGATTGGATGGGTACCATCCTGTGCTAATGAACATACACTGTACGACGATATCACTGAGGAAGTCAAGGAAAGGGAAGGGAAATTATGAAAGCAATCAACAATCTCAAACAAGGGCAAATCTACAGAATTCTTGGCACACTCCATCCCATGACGGAGTACACGTTACAAAAGGACGTGTTGGTGTGTAGAGACGGCAAAACAAACACACCCTGGGTTGAGTCTTGCATAGGAGCAACTGATTGGTTTGCATTTGAAGACATCACCCAGGAAGTCAAGGAAAGAGAGGAAAGAGAGGAAAAACGTGTTAATTCAGAACATTAAAGAGTACAACGACTTATTAGTCAAAGTCCACCAGTCCCCGGCGATCGTGTACGATCTCGAGACAAACGGACTAGACAGCTTTCACGGCAACCGATTAATAGGCGTTGCGATACTCATTCCCGACATGACCGGCGAGACAGATGGAGAATCCTTCTATGTCCCGTTCAGGCATAAAGTCGGAACAAATATACCGATCAGAGAACTCTATAAATTGGCTCCGTTCTTCGCAGATCCGGACAAGACTCTGATTGGGTTCAATCTCAAGTTCGACGTTCACTTTACCGAGATAGAGGGCATGACTGTCTTCAATCGGTTTGTCGACGTAATGCTCGGGGCACACTTGAACAACGAGAACGAGCTAACCTTCCAACTAAAACGATTGGGAGACAAATACATGAGCGATGACGCAAGTCAGGAACAGTCAGAATTGAAGGCTCTCCTGAAAGAGAAAAAACTCGGCATGGGCGACATGAATCAACTCTTGCCGGAGCAGGTAGGACCATACGCTGAGCAGGATGTAATCTTGACATGGAAATTGGCGAAGTTCTTCCAGCATAGACTGGTAATACAGAAACTGGCAGATCTGTGGGCAGAGGTCAACGAGTACTGCAAGATTATATCAGCTATGGAACGCCGTGGCGTACTCATCAACCCGGAATTATGTCAGGTCAACAGCAACATCGCCCAGGTTAGGTGCGACGATTTAATGGCTGTAATGGTGGCGTTGGTTGGACACGAATTCAACCCGAGAAGCGTTCCTCAGCTCAGGAAGATCCTGGGACAGCACAAAACCGACAAAGAGAGCTTGAAAACGTGCAAACACGCCCTCGCTCCGTTGCTCCTTGAGTACAGAGGGTGGAACCGTGCGATCACGACTTATTATAACGGCTTCCAGGCGTCAATGGACGAGAATTGCAGAATACACCCGAACCTAAACGTGCACGGCACGATCTCGGGACGGTTGTCATGTACTAAACCAAACCTTCAGGCATTACCAAAGAAAAAAGACACGTACAAGGTCCGGGAGTTGGTAATAGCACCACCTGGGTTCAAGCTCTTATCATTCGACTGGAGTCAGGCAGAGCTTCGGATCTTGGCACACTATACACAGGATCCATTCTTGATTAAAGTATTCAAAGACGAAAAGGACATTCACCAGGAGACGGCTGATCAGCTGAATTTATTGAGGGATCTCGCCAAGAGGATTAACTTCGGTATAGTATACGGCATAGGAGCGGTCGGACTGTCCGAAATGGCAAACGTAAGTATCGCTGACGCTAAGGTCTACTTGGAGCACTACCACAAACTCATCCCCGGAATCAGGATCCTGATGAACTTCTGCGAGAAGATGGCGTCCAGGGACCGGAAAATGCCGATGTGGACTGGCAGACTCAGACATTACAGATCAGTAGACGAAGTGCACAAGGCGATGTCCAACCTAATCCAGGGTGGTGTGGCTGAGATGATGAGAGTGGCAACGACCAAACTCGGGGCACTGCTCGAAGGAACACTCGTACACATGACACTACAGGTGCACGATGAGATCCTGTTCGAGATACCCGACGCTGAGGTCAAGTACTGGATCCCTAAAATAAAGGCAATTATGGAAGATTTCCGGTTTCACGTTCCGATTGTGGTGGACTGTAAAGTTGGCACAACCTGGAGCAATCTGCAGGGCGTAAAATTTGACCTAGCAGGGACACCAATCATAGGAGAGGAGTAAGGTAATGAGTATATGGTTTTGTGCTAAATGCGATAAATTAAGAGGGGGCATTATTATTCCAACAGGAGTGTGTCCTAAGTGTGCAG